CGACCGTCCCGGCGAGCTCCTCGGCCGGCGAGCACTCGAAGCCGAAGGGATGGACGCCACGGTCACCGTCGCCGGTGCCGTAAGCAACTTCATCCTGATCTTCGGTGACTTCGAGAACTACGTCATCGCCGACCGAATTGGGACAACCGTGGAATTTATTCCACATCTCTTCCATACGGGCAATAACCGGCCTTCGGGTAGTAGGGGCTGGTATGCCTACTTCAGGATGGGCTCCGATTCCGTGAACGATGATGGCTTTAGAATGCTTGACGTCCCGAGCGCCGCGTAACCAACCCAAGTCGCACTGGACTCCGGTCGCGGAATGCCCGCGTAGGCACACGCGCCGGGGCCGGAGTCCACTGCGCTCCAACGAAAGAGAGGCCCAATGCCGCAACTCAAGGTCGTCGAAGCGTTCTCGTACACCGAGAAGAACGGGGTGCAACGCGTCCTGCGTCCCGGCGACATCATCGACTCGAAGGACGCGGCCGTGAAAGGCCGTCCCGCCGAGTGGTTCGAAGACGTCGAGCTGACGGCGGAACGCACGACGTTCCGTGCTGTCGAGCAGGCTACGTCGGCGCCGGGCGAGAAACGTGCCGCGAAGAAGCCTGCCACGGACGACGCTACGTAACGTCGTGCATCCGGCGGTGTTCGATTGGGTTGGGAAGTTCGCGACCGACACGGCCGTGAACGTCCTCGACATCGGCGGCCGCGACGTCAACGGCACTTGCCGTCCCCTGTTCCCGAACGCCGCCCGTTACACGGTCATCGACCTCATCCAAGGTCCCGGCGTCGACATTGTCGGCGACGCTGCCGAGTGGAACCCGCCACGCCGTTTCGACGTCGTCCTCTGCACGGAAGTATTTGAACATACGGCGCGGTGGCCGGAAATGTGTGCGACGGCGAAACGTGCCCTCGCTCCGGGCGGCGTGTTCGTCGTTACGTGCGCCGGCCCTGGCCGACATCCGCATTCCGGGTTCGACGGCGAGCAAGTCCGGCCGGGGGAGCATTACGAGAACGTCGACCCGGACGTCCTCGCGACACTCCTGTATTGGTTGCGGTTCGATGCGGTGCAGATCCATGACCGTGGCGAAGACGTGTGGGCTGCCGGGTGGAGGTTGACGTGAGCATCACAGCTAACGAATTGAAGGCGTTCCTTAATATCGGTGACACGGTCGACGACTCCCTTTTGATCGGCGCGGTCGCTGCGACGGACCAGTGGGTTACCGAATACTGCGGCCGCAGTTTTACGACCGTCGAGACCCCGACCGCGAAGACGTTCCGGCCGACCGACGCGTACGTCCTGGTTGTGAAGGACTTCTGGACGCTCACCGGCCTCGTTGTGAAGACCGACGACGACGACGACGGCACCTTCGAAACAACATGGGTCATCGGCACCGATTTCACTGTCGACGTCGACGATGACCGTCCGTACGGTGAACTCGTTGCCGTCGGGTCGCGTACGTTTCCGGTCGGGCATCGGTGGCGGCGAAGCGTCGAAGTTACCGCCGCGTGGGGGTGGGCGGAGATGCCCGGCCCGGTGAAGCAAGCGTCGTTGATTCAGGCGGCCCGGATCTTCAAACGGAAAGATTCTCCGGCGGGTGTCCTCGGCGGGTTCGCTGACTTCACGGCGTTGCGGGTGTCGTCCCGCATCGACCCAGACGTCGCGGACATGTTGCAACCGTTCCGTCATCCCGACATTGCGGTCCACGTCGCCTGATGGCTTCCGTCGCCGAGATCGCGTCGGCGCTCGCCGACCAGCTCACCCAAGTCACCGGTATCCGGGCGACGGATTACGTGCCCGAATCCATTTCGCCGCCGGCCGCGTTCGTGAACGTCACCGAAGTCACGGAAGCCACGTTCGGATACGAGACCGTGACCGTCAACCTCGACCTCGTGGTGCTCGTGTCGCGGGCGTCGGCCCGGTCGGGGCAAGGCACCTTGTACGAGTACATGGACCCTCGCGGCCCCCTGGCGGTGACGGCCGCCGTGATGAGTCTCGGCCGTGCCGACATTCAGGTCGAGTCGTGTAAGTACCGGGCGTTAGGGGCCGAGGAGGTCGCCGCGTACGGGTATCTCGGCGGAGCGTTCGACACGGTCGTCACCGCGTGAGAGCCCTACTGATCCGCCCCGGGCCGTCCTTCTCGACGCAAGACGTCGCGTTCGGTTGGCGCGACGCACTCCGCAATCTCGGCGTCACCGTCGCCGACCTCAACTTCGACGACCGCCTCGACTTCTACGCCTCCGCCAAGATCGAACAGGACGGCGAACTCCGCTACGCGTTCAACCGTGAGGCCGCGAGCCAGGTCGCATCGAAGACGGTCCTCTCGGCCTGTTACGAGTTCTGGCCCGATGTGGTCCTCATCGTGTCCGGTTCGATCATCGACCCCGAAGTCGTCGAAGTCATCCGGTCGCGTGGACACAAGATCGTCTACCTCTTTACCGAGAGTCCATACGAAGACGAGTGGCAAACCGAACGTGCCGCGGTCTGCGACGTCGCGTTGGTGAACGACCCGACGAACCTCGACCAGTTCCGAGCCCACAACCCGAACAGTTACTACGTGCCGCACGCGTACGACCCGGTCCGGCATCATCCCGGCCCGCCGGTACCGGAGATGGTGTGCGACTTCGGGTTCGTCGGCACCGGTTTCCCGTCGCGTGTCGAGTTCTTCGAACAGGTCGACTTCGCCGGCCTCGACGTGATCCTCGGCGGTTGTTGGGTGTCTCTTCCCGAGACGTCACCGTTACGGCCGCTGATCGCACATCCGATTGAGTTCTGCATGGACAACACCGAAACCGCGGCGCTCTACCGGTCAGCGAAGACGTCGTTGAACCTGTATCGCCGTGAAGCAACCGAAGGCAGCCACGCGGATGGGTGGGCTATGGGCCCGAGAGAGCTCGAACTGGCCGCGTGCGGAACGTTCTTTGTGCGCGACCCTCGTCCCGAATCCGATGAGCTGTTCCCGATGCTCCCCACATTCTCGGAACCCGCCGAAGTGCGCCCTTTGTTGGATTGGGCGTTGTCTCATCCCGACGAGCGAGAAGAAGCCGCACTCAAGGCCCGAGCCGCGATCGCGGACCGCACCTTCTCCAATAACGCTAAGTGGTTGTTGGAGTACCTGGCCTAGCCGCGCGTGACCGCCGGTTTCTCGCACACCTCAACAGCGCAAGTCGTCACAGCCGGAGTCTGATACGGCCCGGGCCGGTCTGACCCACACAAGGAGTTAAAAAGTATGGCTCGTATCGCAGGCCGCAGCGGAAGATTGTACGCGGGGATCTCGTCCGCAGGGACCGCCGAACCCATCGCGTTCTTGAACAACTGGAAGTTGAACTTCGCGACCGACAAGCTCGACGTCACGGCGTTCGGTGACACGACGAAGGTGTATGTCTCCGGGTTGCCGGACTGCCAGGGGACGTACGGCGGGTTCTATGACACGGCGACGGCGCAGCTGTACACGGCCGCGACCGACGGCATCGCCCGGAAGTTCTATCTGTACCCGGACAATGCGACGGTCGGTTCGTACTGGTTCGGTACGGCGATCTTCGACTACAACGTCGAAGCCGACGTTGCCGGGTCGGTGAACATTACGGGCGCGCTCGCCGCGGCGTCGCTCGTTGCGAAGGTCGGCTAGATGGCATTCACTCCAGAGGAGTTCGAACGACGCCTGGTGTCGTTCGGGAACTCCGGCGGGGAAGTGATGCGACGCGCGACAGGTCGGGCCGCGTTGGTCATCAAGACGGCGACGGCCGCATCTGCGCTGGCTCGGGTACGGCGTACGCCACGGGCAAAGCCGTCGTGGGTGCGGTACACGTTGAAAAGCGACGCGGAGAGCGCGACCGCGGTCGTCACGTTGCGGGGCGGGTTTGCGCATCTCGCGCAACGTGGCTCCTACAAGAAGCCTGGCGGTTACAAGATCCCGAGGCGCGGCGTACACCCCGGGATCAAAGCGCAACCGTTTTGGGAAGTCGGACTCGCGGTTGCTGCCCCGAAGGTGCCGCTTGCCTATTACACCGCCGTCGTCGCCGAACTCAAGAAGCACTTCTAACGAGGAGTCCCCGTGTCGTTG